ATTATATACTGTGTAATTAATTTTCTTATTATTTGGTATACAACCAAAGTTAGTTGCTAACTTATGTAATTTTTTAGAATACACAAATAATCTGTAACAGTTTTTAGATTTATCTTTTACTATTTTACAAGGAACAGAGTCGTCAAATTCTTCAATTATTTGTTTACACTATTCTGCACATTTCAGTTGATCTAACTAGTATGTTATTTTTACTTCGTTACTCTTAGGTTTGCAATATCCATCTCCCATTATCCATCCAAGTAAATATAACATCCTGTCATTTATAGTTCTTGGTTTACTCTCAATACTTCTCTTAGGTACTAGTGCAAATTGATATTTATAATTTAATTGATCTGCTCTTAGAAAGTTCTCTCTTAGACTGTTTAAGTTTCTGAACTTATGCGATAATTTATCTGTATACTTAACCAAGATAGGGTGGTTATCTGTACAAATTAATTTCTAATAATCTCCAGAATACTGTAGAGTTACGATATTACCGTCATGAACGTGCTTATCTGTCCAAGTAACAGGTTTATAATTGCCTTTGTCTGTTAATACTAAGTCTCCTATGCATATTTCTTCTATAGGTACATCTCCTTTATCCGTTGTGATTAAAGTACCTTTCGTTAAACATCTATCGAAGTTACCAACATCATTATAAGCAATCAATTCCTCAAGTAGGGGCTCAGACATTATATTATATAGATTCTTTTTCCCAGCTGAATTCTCATCATTTAACCAATCTTTTATTAAACCTTCTCCCCATTGTTTAATCTACTTATTCATATGACAACCTTTCTTACGGTTTACTTTAGAGTTGCCAACAATATCGTTTATAATATCAGGCTAATCAGCTAGTAAGTAGTCACAATGCTTATTAGTAAAGTAAACAAAGATACCTTTATTTTGATTCTCATACATTGCTCTAGCATTGTAATACAGCAATAATTTTCTTACATTCTCATAGAACTCTTCTGCTGATTTAGGTCTACCTGTATATTCAGCAACTATAATATCAGAATATTGTTCTATAGATTGTATACGCTTATATATAAAACAAGAACCAAGAGATGTGGTACTTGATTCGTCATAATCATATGAGTCAATACCAGCTATATAAAGACCTGCACTAGCGTCTTTGTTAGGGTGTTCCCATATTACTATAGAACCAGTAGGATCATTACCTACTAAAGCCCCTGTAACTTCATCTCTTTTGGTTCTTAATGGATAATGAGTTATATCTCCAGTCTTCTTAATTACCCATTTAATAGTTCCATCTGGTTGTTGAATCAAGTCTCCTACTTGTTTATGGTTCTATAATTTCTTATTAGTCCTAAGTAATGATAACTATTCCTGTAATTCCTTTTTAGGGAATATATTACCATTAAATTCTAGCATAGCTTCAGCCGGAGTAATGGGACGTTCTGCGACATAACGGTCTACAGCTGCATTACTAGTAGCATTAGTTATTACTACTTGTCTTTCAGCTAATATATGTTCTAATGATTTCTTTTTAAACGTATTACCATCATCATCCATGTATATACGCTTACCATCTTTATCACGTATATCTAGATTGGTATACTGAGGTACAAAGAAACCACATTTGTTAGTAGTCGCTGTTTCATCCCATATATTATCAAAACCTAAACAGTTATAACCGTCTGGGTTATAAAACATGTCTTTCATGGTCTCGAATGCAGAGCCTTCATCACCACCAGTACCCCATACAATCATTGTACCAAAGGCTATACCGTCTACTTCTACAGAAGGTCTAGCAATCTGCCATGCAGCACCTAATTCTGAGAAAGAACCACCCTCTTCAAACATAATAAGGTTGGCTTTCTTACCACGAACTACATCAGGATTATCTTTCAAAGTAACACCGATAATCTCTGACTTGTAACCCATTTCTATTACATTACCATAATCGTCTTTAGTATAGAAACCAGCTCGTCTACGCATCTGAGTATTAACACTACGTTTCTTACCCCAAGCCGTATTCTTATCTATGAAGTCCATGTAATCCCATGCTTTAGTAAGAATACCATCATCTGTTAAGTATTGCTTATTAGATGCGTATATGAATGTTTTACTATTAGGTATCAAATAGAAATTACGGCATGCCATAGAACCACCTTTGTAAGAGAAACCCTTACGTCTTGATTTAAGTAGACATAGATGTTTACCCACTGTTTCTGCTTCTTGAACAGCATTAAAATAGTAATAGTCATAGTCCCAGAAGTCTGGAAAACTAACTTCATTTATACGCTTTACTACAGTACTGCCATCTTTATCAGTAGTAATATGATTAACAATACGGGATATAGGACAGTAATTTAAATAAAAATAGTTATAGCCACTGATGAAATCGCCATCATCAGCAGTATAACCATTAATACATCTATCTTGTTCTTCGTCCCAGTATTTGAAGTATTCCGAGGTACCTTCAGGATACTAACAATAATGCCCTGTAGCTAGAAACTACAAGGCAGGTTGTCGAAATTTATTTGAATTGATTATTTTTTTGTTAAAGTCAACCATCTTTTTGGAAATTCAAGTTCTCTCTTTTTTACCCATTCTTTCATCTTGTCGTAGGCTTCTTTATCAAGCCAGTAACTCTTACCTTGTACTTCAATAAGTACGTTTTTATCTCTTAACTTTTCCATGGTTGTGAGGGCTAGAATCGAACTAGCGATATTAACACATTTAATAGACATCCTCATTCTTTAATTGTACTAATATGTCCAAATCCTCACAGTGCACGTAGTTTGTAGGAGATACTACGTCAAACTCCCCGACTTACGATTCGGACCTGCGTGTTGACTACATCTAGAATTAGACAGGGACTCAGGTGGTTACGTTGTATGCGCGCCATACTTCACTTAGTTTATTTCTTAAATTCTTCTACCGCTTTTAGTAAACCCTTTAGGTCAGTTTCCCTGTATATGAAGAAAACCTTATTACCAGCGATAGTATGACCAGCTAAGTATTTAAATCTATCTGGTCCTAATTGATATACACCTTGCATACTCTCAAGATTTAAAATTGGTCGGCGCGGTAGGAGTCAAACCCACCCGGTCGGCTTCAGAGGCCACACGGTTTTAGAGACCGTCCATGCTATCGTACATCACGCGCCGTTAGTTACGTGGGTATTAAGCCCCCACGTTAGGCCATCAAAATTATCGTTTGAACCAAGCTTTGATTCTGCTCCATAAACCCTTTTTAGGCTTCAGAATATTGTCTATTTCATCAATCTGTCTCCAGAATTCTTCTTGACCTTTAGTCAAATCAATTGTAATATCGTATTGTGCTTTCATAATTTATCTTTATATTGTTCTAAACGTGTTGTTTAAATTAGGTTACATTTTGCTGTATTATCTCGCCAACTCATAAGGATTAATCTTGGCATCACCTTTAACTTTACCTATGGCTACTTCTTCAGCTTTAACCATATTCTCTAAAGTATCTATACTCTTAAGTACATTACCTACCGATGTCATACCAGCTAATAGGTCTTTAATTTTCTTTTCATCAAGAGTATCGTCAAGGGACTCTTTATAATACTTACTGATACTATCTAGCTTTAATCTCATGTTATCAAGCATCTCCAACGTACGAGTATGACAGAATGCTTTATAGTCATTTTCACAGCTAATTTCTTCAGCAGTAAGTTGGTAGTTTTCATCACCAAATATTTCCTTTTTGAGTTTGGGCTCTCTAGTTTCAGCCTCCATACTTTGAACATATGGGCTATTCCATTTGTTCATTAGTACTATATAACTGATTACTTTAGTAGCATATTCTTTATCTGCTTTATCAGCATCCCATACTTTCTTAAAGCACGGGATACCTAAAGCATCTGAATGAATAATTACTTTACCTCCTTGAATATCAAATAGTTTCATTAGATTCGGTCTTCTTAGTCAGACTTTTGAACCATCTGCTGATGTCATCCTTAGCGACTATATCAGTACATATTACTGCTTTAGTGTCATAATCAACACCGTTCCAATGTACAAAGTACAGTATTAAATCACCTGCATTATAGTCTACTACTTCGGTTTCAGTAATTATCTGTCCGTCCTATTCAGCAAAGAATGCACATCTAACATCAAAGTCTGAGGGTGTAGTTTTGATGGAATTAGTCTCTGTATTATACAGAGTCTTAGTACCATACTAATCAATTAATAATTTATCCATAATGTCTAATTTTTAATCTATTCTGTAACCCAAATAATATTCTTTACTCAATTTCTGTAGTATGCTCTATGCTAGTGTCAGAGGTATCTTCGGATGTACATACTCCGGATTCATCTGATACTTCTGTATTATCTGCTAGAACTCCATTATCTCCTTCTCCAGACTCTGAGTTGTTATGTTGCTTCGTATATTTTTCATATAATCTCTCACATATAAGATCAATCTGTGCAGCTCTATCTAAGTTAGTTTCATTCTTACCATTTTCTATAATAGTAGTAGTTACTTCATCTAGCATATCACCACTAAACTGATCATACATAAGATCTCCATTCATAATCAACTCTTCTACTAAGTCAAAGAGTTTGTTCATTTTCTTTGTAAGTAGATTCTTGTCTGTATGAGCTTTCTCTACTTTCCACATTGCAATGCTTTCTTCTTTAGTCATTTTCTTCTTTAAATTTAATTAAACTACTACTTATAGAGCCTGCAGCCCATCCAAGTAAATATGCATAGTTTTCATTTCTATGAAAACATTCTGCTGACAAACCTAATGAATCATACATGTAATCTGTAACATGTGTAGCTTCGTGAGCAATGGTATTTATTGCATCCTCAAGATTATCTGGATTAAAAATAACTACTAATACACCTGCTTCTCCTGTAGCTTTGTAGTGTACTGGTATTGTAACTGCCGCAGTATACTCTTCATAAAACTCTTCTACTAAGCTCTTATAGGTATCTTCATTAACTATGTTAAAGTCTTCTATATTACAAAATACGAATTTCTTATCTAAACCTTCAGCATAGTTAGCTACCCATAGCTTTCTAGGATAAATTACAGGATCGTATGTATTAAGTATTTTCTTCATATCTTTTCTTTAATTTAATTTTACCCAAGTAAGTAAATCTGATAGGCTTATTGTCCTAATTAGTTATAGCTTCATTAGTAAACCTAAAAGGACTATTACATATTACTTCGATGATCTAATAAGGTAAGTTGTACTTATTACTTAGTTTAGTATATATACTGGGTTGATCTTTCATTGAACTTTACTCTTTTATAGTATCTACATTCATTTAGAGTAATAGGTCCACTGATAGTATTTGGTCTAATTACGTTGATAACATCTGCTATATCTAACCAATTACTAGAGTAATGTAAGTCATTAGCTATAATAGCTAGTTTATTAGCTTCTAATTTACTATACTTACGTATAGGTTCATATATTGCTGTTTCGTTATCAAAGTTTCCATTAATACTTAATAACTCTGTTTTCTGAGTAATAAGAGTAAACCTATTGTAAGGCAAATGCTTATTCCATAGACCATACCAAGCTTTCTTAAGGAAATTATAATCTTTCCAAACTATAATGGAACCTGGTTCAAGCATTGTTGATTGTACTTTCATCTTTATTTAATCTTAACACTATTGTTATTTGTACTCTATCACCGATTACTTCTGGTATTAAAGCTTTATTTACCATTACTTCATCTTCTACTCTGCCTTTGACAAGTATACCTTGATTCTTAAACTTAGTTATATATCTACTTAAGTTATCAGGAGTAATACCTAATGTTTTTCTGATATACTTTCTATTTTCAGTACTTATTACATTCTTACTGATGTTAGGGAGTTTTGGTGTATTTATATCTAACTATATAAATGTAGATAGTAATTGTAACTCCCTGTCAGTAAGATCTAATATACCGTTTAGGCTTTTCAAGAATTCGTTGTATAAATCAGTTTTAGAGACACCTTTAACTAATTTATTCATTCTCTAATTTACCTTTAATACTATTAGCCAACTTAATCAAATTGTACAGTACTGTTTCAGATTCTACTTTGACACAAGGTTGTACTTCACCTTTTTCAAATTTATTCTGTACTTCCAGCAAATCACTCTTGTACTGTTCAATTAAATTATCAATAAAATCAACAGTATCTTTAACAATTGACTTATCAGTAGCAATTGTAGTAAAATAACCGTCGTTATACAATTCCTCCGCAAGCTTATCATTGATCATGATGGAACGTTCACAACCATCCTTAGACTCATCTAAAGTATACGCTTCTTCCATTCCATTCCAAAACAATAGGTCACCTTTCTTAAGTAACCCACAATCTTTAATTACTTTATAATCTGACATCATTTTTCTAACTTTTTACAGGCCCACATTACTAATACTCCGATTAGTATTGCTAATAGCCAACATTTATCTTCCATGACACTAAAACGTCTTTGTTAATAGACTGTTAATACTTTTTAACATTTGTTAACATTTAAGGTATATATAAAGAAAAACCCTAGCCAAAGCCAGGGTTTATCTGTAATATTTATAAT